GTTCCAGAACTTTGACTGTAGTCATAGGTATCGTGTTGCCAGTCGGTGATCATAGGATTGATCAAAATGTATTCAGAAAACTTGTGCTGATTCATTCCATAGATACGAATGTCTCTAAAGAATGGAGGTTTGGTATTGCCGGCACCACTGAGTGGAACGCCTCTGCTGTAACTCTCGCCGATATAACCCCAGTCGTTAACTACTTGATTTGGATTGTAAATATCTCGAGCATTGTAATTAAAACCCGAAGGTGTACCAATTACAGCGGCCATTTGACCGTTTTGATTAGTTACATTGTCGTAGGCCTGGCTAGGATCTTTATAGTAGTATTGAAAATAGTTATACCACATGTTACGAATCAAATCACTTCCGTCGTCATGAAATTCAAACACACAAGGATTGTATTCAATTTTGGTTTGTGCCAAACGTTTGCGATTGTATTGATTAAGTGTATCAACACTCATCTGATAACTGGGCAACTGTGCAGTCTTGACCATAAGACCAATTGTGGCGGTATCTTCGTTTGGAAAGGCGTTCTGCAGGGCAGGCACTGCCCGATTTATAGTAAAGTAAACATGAAATAAAAACTTCTGGCGAGGAGCATTTTCATATCCGTTTTGCAGGAATGTCTTGGCAGCATGGGAATAATCTTTTAACCCATCAAACCCAACAAATCCTTTAAGGAAGTCCTGACCCCAGGCCATAATGTATTAGAGGCCTACGCCAGATGCTACGTCGCCGACTGTGCGTCCAATAACTGTTCCAACACCTTCACCAGCTACTTGGTTCGCATTGTCAAAGGTAATATTCATGGTAATAGTAGCTGCTTCGCTGGTGCCATAGTTCAAGTCGTTGTAGTTAACTGACTTGAGATAGCAACCGTACAGTTCCCATGTTTCCAATGCAACAGGAGCCGCAGTTCCGTTACCACCATCTAACACTTCAAACACTGTCAAGAACTTGTAGTCAATACCCGAAGCTGCTGATGCCATTTCCATAAAGTCTAATTGTTTCTGTAGTTGCTCACCAACTAGTCTAGATACAGCACCACTGGCATCATCACGGAGATTGCATGTGATATCTGCCCAGGTATATTTTCCAGCCAATTTGATTGTGCTGTTATAGATAGGAATTGGAATTTCTGCAAACTCAACGCTGGGTCTAGTAAAATCAATAACCTGTTTAGTTAATTCAGTGACTGGTTGACTTACTCCAAAATTCTGAAAAGTAACGCGAAAGCGATACTTGAGTTTTGGCATCAACAAGCCTTGACTTGGAGTGCTTTGGTTACTGGCCAAAGGCACAGTCATTCTACTTAACGATGAAACAGCCATGGTATTATCTCCTATATACTTTATTTATGGTATTATTTGCCATGGTATTAACTGGCAGTAGCCACAGTGCTAACGCTGGAAGCAATCGATCCAGTGTTCTGAATACGCAACGGAATGTAGATAAATTCAACCGATTTGACTGGTTCAATTGCAATATCAACATACAATTCGTTGGCATCAATTGTAGCTGGTGAGTTGTTGCTTAAATCACAAACCACCAGGTAATCATAGATACCACGTTTTGCTACCAAATCAAGCATTAAACTAGTGCATGAGTTTGTAATTTGATTGCGTGTAATTTGATCGTTAGGTTCAAACAAGTATTGGTTACCAATTTCTTGTAGACGCCCACGTATAAATGCAACCAAACGTGCCACGTTGATACGATCCAACGCACTTGAAACGTTGGTGGCTGTTTTATTACCAAAGTTGGTGATACCAATGCCAGGCACAAATGTAATTGGATTGATGTCTAATTGATACAATACATCTCTTAATGTTTGACTTACACCAATAGTTACAAATTCACCAGTTTGACCATTTACATAACCCAGCAATGCAGCATTGTCGATAACACCACGCAATGTTCCTGCTGGAGCTAACCAAGGATATGCAATTTCATCACTGCGAATAATAGTGCGAATCATCATGTGACTTGGTGGTTGAACCACTGGACTACCTGACAGGTCAGTAGTTTGGCAACTTGGATAGAACACACCCAAATACGGATCAAAAGATGATTGACCGTCATTTGTAATCAATCCAGCACCGTCATTGTTGCTATGCCATGCTGTGAGTGAGGTGCTGTCTGGTCCTAAGCGCAACGGAGTATCGCCAATCACAAAAGCTGTGTTCTTGCGATCATTGTTGAGCTCAACCATGTTGGGCATTAACTCAGGATACTGTGGGCAAGCAATCAAATTAAATTGACGTTGTTCTTCACGTGCTAACACGCTGGAGTCTATACCGCTCTTGAGTGCCGCAACAATAATAGCACGTTGAGCTTGGCGACCCATGTATGGACTACCATCATTTCTGTTGCCACTGGCAGTGACCCAGGTGTTGATGCCGCCATTGGCAGCATCTAATGGATTCCAGTAAGTGGTATTGGTTGGTGCATTTCCAGTTGTGCTTTGTGTTGCTACATAAATTGTGCCGTTGTAGTTGACAAAATCGTTGTAGACGTATGCAGTAGTACCGCTATACACCGGAACATAAAAATCAACAGTGTTAAAATAATCGCCCTGGAATTCTTTTACGTTGAATCCGCTACGACGTGTATTCCACAACAATGTTCCTTGTGGATATAATGTAGGATCTGGAGCATCCAAGTCTAAGTAATTGCTGGTCAACAAGCTGGTAATCGACGGTAAAGCGTCAGTTACTGGATTGGCTATGCCATTTGGTGACCAACGAGCATCTGCAAACAAGATACCGCTCTGTGTTGTTTGATCTGTGTTGTTAATTGTGACCCATTGATCAACCCCTTCTATATTACTCCAACGATTGAGCAATGGATAATTTTCTAAATCACTAGTGTCAATCCATAAATCGCCGTAAACCAATGGGCTAGCAGCTGTATTGGTTTGTGTTGTAGGAGCTGTGGTACTGAATATAGGACCTGCAGCATTGGTAAGAGAGAGATTATCTCCACGAACATCATTGGTTACAGTTTGGTATCCACACCAGGCACCATTGTTCTGAATCATGATATCAGCTTGTGTGGTTGCAGAGTAGTACCAATAAGTTCCATTGTCCGGATCTTGATCAGGACCAGTGTTGCTTGCGGTGTAGGTAAAAGTTGGTGAAGTCACCCAATAACTTAATACCAGTCTGCTGTTGCTTCCTGCGCGGCAAAATTCTGTAGAAGTAGTAAATCCAGCAGTGGTTATTGGCGTCCCAGTTAAATTTTTCAAAATAATACTTCCGCCTGCACTGTGAGTAAACACAATTGCTCCAGAGCTGTTTACCGAAGCACTCACATATGATGCAAACTCAGAACTACCAACAGCCGCACTAACTGCCGTTAAGAAAGCAGATACAGTTGTACCATCCAAAGTTGCTGTCACTGCAGCAGACACAGTGCCCTGACCTGGAATGGTTGCAGCAATACTAAATGTGTTTCCAGATGTAAACGGACCCGGTGTCTCGTCTGACCCTGTTACAACAGTTGCACCTGCAGAATATTTTTCAAAAATCTGAAGACCCAAAGTAGCCGGAGTGTTAAATTCAGGATTGATTGTGGCAATAGTTGTACCAGCTACAATATTTGTGCCGCCGCCTGATGGATCTAAGGCGTAAGTGGCTTGACTATAGTCAGAATAAATGTTGCATGGTTGTTGAACATACGTGCCCAACAATGTGCTGTATTTTTTAAATGACAGATTGGCACCAAGATTTGCACTGTTGGTGCGTTGCCATACAGAACCAGTTGGTTCTGGTTGAGTATCTGTGGTTCTCCAACGTGGTGCTGAAGTATTAGGAGCAGCCAGGAATGTAGGAACATAATAGTTGTCAGCCGTGATTCCTAAATCTGCTAACACTGTTCCAGTACCTGCAGCAATAACAACTTGACCACTGGCAGCCGAGCTATTGGCATAAATTTGCAATTTGCCATCAACATAAGCAGAATACACACCAGTGATTGCAGCAGAGTTAATAGCATTGCTAACACCTGTTACTGTGTTGTTAGAGGCAGCCGGAACTGTAATTGTGGTACCGTTAACAGTGAATGTGTTGTTGGCTGTCAAAGTAGTTGGTGCCAATGTACCTTGCACAGTAGGCCATGCTGTTTGCCAGTCATCGCTGCCAACTTCAACCCAAGTGTTATAGTAATCAGACAGTTGAGTAGCGGATGTTTGACTTGATGTTGGGCCACCACGTTTGTAGTAACCAGGATTATTGATATTGGTCGCAGTGATTGCATAGTCACCAATTGACCCAATGCTTTGCAACGGCACAGTAGTCGAAGGCACAAGTTGAGTGCTGTCAGTGATCACCATTGGAATTTGATTAGTAAATGTATTTGTAGTTTGATTCCATTGGAATAATCCCCATAAACTGTTGACAGTATCTAACCAATAAGTTCCGTTAGGAGGAGTGCCGGTTGGGCGAATTAAACTAGCTGTCAATGCAGCCAGGTCAACGTCTACCCGTTGAATATAAGCACGATTTGTAATGCCCAATGCGCTGTAAGCAGCCAATAGACCGTATTCGTTGAGCTCGTAACCATTGATTGGTGTACCAGCTGTGGTTTTATAAAAGAACGGAACACCGTATGTTGCAGACAGATCACGTTGGCTAGTAATTAAATATACCTTGTTGGCATTAGCTTGTAGCGTGCCTGCGGCAACACCTACGCCTGTGCCAGAAACTTTGTTCTGTGCAGTGGCAAGTAAAATATAAGGAACCGAGTTAACAGCAGCTGGTATATATTGACTTTGGTCAACAACTGTAACTTGAACGCCTGGTGATAAGAGTGCCATAGTGAAAATCCTTTTTTCTAGTTATTAATATTTATATCAAAAGGCAAAAAGAACAGGTAATCGCGACCTTTGGCAAAGGTTTTTGTGGTAAATATTCCATGATTAGACCCATTTGTCCGGCATGTCGCCAGAGGCCTTGCGCCATTAACTACTATCGTGACGAAGTTGCACACTACCGATTTCGGTGTGGGCAATGCATCGCTAAAAATCGTAGTATTAAACCACCTGAGCCTAGATGGAAGACAGCAGGTTACAAGAAAAAACCTGCCTGTGATCGCTGTGGTTTTAGATCACGTTATGCCAGTCAACTACTAGTGTATCATGTTGATGGCAATCAACACAATACCAATCTACGCAATTTAAAAACCATATGTTTAAATTGCGTAGAAGAAATTAAACGGATGGACCGTCCGTGGACGCCTGGTGAGCTAGAACCAGATCTCTAACTTGACTATACAAGTTATCTAATCCATCAGCGTTGTTATCGATTATCGCATCAAATTTAGTACCAATCCAAGCAGTTTCACTAGAGTGAACTCCGGCCCGCTCTAATTTAACTTTACTAGTGGACCAAGATAAATTTCCATCTGGGCCACGATTTACACTTACAGCCGCATCGTACCATTTGGGCTCTGGCCCACGCACAACACGAATAACAATACCACCAGCACTTCTAATACTTTTAATTTCATTAGGAAAACGACAGTCCGAAATTACCACATCGTCTTTGGTTTTTCTGAGTTTATTTTCCAAGGCTGCAATCCTGATATCATCGTGAAAACTTCTGCGGGCAACTTCGGTCCCCCACACTTGTAACACATACCTAGGAGTAAGGTGCGGCATTTTCAAACGTTCTGCCCACCAAGGATCGACCTCCTCGCGCCAGGCTCTGGACTCTTTGGTGCGGCCTTCCAACAGTTCTCTGTCCCACCCAAATATCTGAGCCACTGCATCTTTAAGAGCATGAGCAAAACTTTCTCTACGAAATTGATGTATGTTTTGCAAGTAGTCAGCAATAGTGTCTTTACCACTTCCGATCAGTCCACAAATTCCAATAATCATGATAACGCCTTTACATTTAATTGTTTGAGAGTTAGTTGTAGCATGTCGATTTGCCTACGGCAATCTTCTAATGCATGGTGTGTTGTTGGTGGTTTAGGCAATTCTGGCCATAAACTAAACACAGTGCGACTGTCACGCACATTGTAAAATTGCCACGGAATTGGTTTGCCGTAGCTTTTATAGGCGTGTTCCAATATGTTCATATCATAAGTTGGGCCTTGTGCCCATACTCGCTTGGCGTGCCATACTAGCTTACCTAAACTATCTAGGGCTTGATCCAGATCAACTCGTCCACCTTCCATAAATGCTTCGTCACGGGCGGCCGCTGGTTGAGTAGCCCACCAGTCAATGGTGCCTTGTTGTATGCTACGATTTTCTTGACTTTCTAATGTGACCCTGGCGTAGTATTGTTGATTATAATAGCCGGAGCCAAATGGATCAAATGCCTGTGCGGCAATAGTTAGAATAGTAGTATCAGGTCCTGTTCCCAGGCCTTCCAAGTCAATCATTAGGTCCATACTATGATTATAGCAGGATTTTAGAAATAAGTCTAGTGGGCGTTAACCGATTACCCAGGTAAGTGGCTGTGATCCATCTACATATCTGCGTAGATCTTCTAGTAGGGCGTCCATTTGAGTCTGCGCTTCGGCTTTCATTGCGGTACCGTTAAGTGTGCCGCCGCCTTGTGGGCCGGCTATAGTACCAAATTTCTCACGTGCTTCACCAATGATCATTTTGCAATTGGCTACCATATAATCTTTGATCCATTGTTGGATTTGGAAATCACTGAGTAAATTGAATTCAGGTTTTAAATTGTAAGTCCATAACAACACCGCTTCGCCTGTGCCTTTTGGGTCGCGGATCAACTGTAATTTTTTGGTTACTGGATTGTAAGTGTAGTTCATGTAGGCGCCAAACATACGTCCGGCCAACTCTACATATTGACTATAGAAATCGTAAGTGGCAAGTCCACCAGCTACATTGAAGTTCATCAGGTAAACATTCATTGACGCTTGGCTAAATGGGTCAAAATTTGATGCAAATGGACCAGTTGAATCACCGAACGTTCTACGAAAAATTTGGCGCACTGTGATAACTTCTTGTGGCATATCATAGATATTCACATTGGTTACTAGTTCCAAAAAGCTGTAGCTTTCTTCATAGGCATTTTGTGCCCGTTGACGGTAAACACCAATGGTGCGTTGATACGCTGCTTCGTAGTGTTCAGCATCCAACTCAAGATCAATGATCTGTGCGCCCAATTGTAATTGGACATAATCAAAAAGATTCTGTTTTAATGTGTCTAAACTAGATTGGTTTTCTAAGGCCATGTAGGGAAGCTCCGTTCCCTGTATTTAGTAGTTTTACCAAGCCCAGAGGATGATCAAGTTATCGTTGCCGCGCCCATTCCATTTGGTTTCTGTAGCGTTAATTGCGCCAAATGCTTTACGAGCGGCTGGTTTTCCGCCACCTATAACTGCTTTGAGTTGTTCTGCGGGTTTACGTAGAGTTTTTTGCACAGTTTGTTGGGCATCAAATGCCACTACAGCAGATCCTTTAACAGTAAAAGTTCCTACATGAGTATCAGCCATGACATGGATCAGCTTGCGCTTGGCTGTGTCGTATAGCCACGCTTCGCTAGCACCAACCAGCTTGGTAACTGGTTCTGATTTGAGTTTAAGGTCTGCAAATTCTCGAAGGAACTTAAAGTTACGGGTTAATTTTTCAGGACTTACTGCTTTCTTGGCACGTGGCTTGCGTTCTACTTTTTTCAGTTGCACATAGCTGTTGCAATCATTGATTACAGTTTCACAGAATTTTACACAATTACGAAGTTGTATTTTTGACAGATGACTGTAGCCTTCAACTAGCTGGTCGTCCTTGCCTTCTAGCACTTCATTGAACTCGGCCAGGCGCAATTCCCAAACTCTTGTAACAGTGCTGATCATGTTGGGACTAATATTCATGCCACGCATCAACCCGATGGGTTTAAAATCTGCTGACATTTTTGCGCCAGCATCAATAAAATCATCAAACATAGCTTCCATCTCACCGCAACACTCTGACACTTTTTCACGCAGATGATCTTGAATTGTGAGTCGTGCTACCGCGGCATCGGCATCAACTTCGGCCTGCTCTTTCTTAGCTTCTTGTTTTGATTTGAGCATCTGACTAATGTCATTGTCAATGATGCTTTGTTCATGCTCGTTGAGCACTAACCCAACCAAGGTCATACGACATACCCATGCTGGTGTAATACGAATTTGGCTGTCTGGAATGCCACGCATGGTTTTGGCATCCTTGGTTCGGCCGTTGTGTTCTAGATAATGGCACAGCATGTCCTTGGCATCTTTTTTACCATAGTGGTAGTTATACCAATGGAACGCTTTGGCCATTGCTCCAACTCGAGAGTCCTCTGTTGGTTGGATATGCCATTCAGGTTCTGAGCCAAGATATTTAGAATCTGCGCCCTTGGGGTTCAGTCGTTTGATTTCGTTTGATTTAGCCATAATTGTCGTTGTTTTTACCATAGTTTGTATTGTATGTGAAAATTGCCTGTTTGTCAACCGAGCAGGTTAGCAAAGGTTATGTGCTGTTCTAAGTTTGTAAGTAAATCGTTTACCTTTTGAACCAATTCTCGATAGCGTGATGTTTCTCTGTGCAGTCTGCGGCATTCTACACTTTCCATATCCGCGGCCACAATAGCTTGATCCACAGCCCTGACCATTTTTAGCAAATCGCGCCGGGCTACCTTATTTTTAACATTGGCTATGGCTCGTTCTGCGCGGTCTAAGCGTTGAAATAGTTCGTTCATGTTTGTAATTATACGAGCTTTTGAATTACTAGTCAATCTAACCCATAAATACATAACTATGCCACGATTAAGCCTATACCGCCCAAACAGAACTGCTGACTACCAATTCTTTGATAAAACTATCAAAGAGATGTTTACTGTTGGCGGATTAGACATTTACATTCACAAATACCTTGGACCCATAGTAGATCCAGAGCAAGCTAATAACCCAGGTGATGCTACCTTGCCAACTTACGATACTACTAATCCGCTGTTTATCGAAGATCTGTTGTTGTTAGAAAACCGAGATCGAACCTACGATCCAGATGTGTATGTCATGCGCGGTGTTTATCGAACACAAGACATTGATTTTGACCTAACGCAATTTGGCCTGTTTTTAAACAACGACACCCTGTTTATTACATTCCACTATAACAATATGATTGACACATTTGGTCGCAAGTTGATGAGCGGTGATGTAATCGAGGTTCCTAATTTAAAAGACTACCATCCGTTAGATCGCTCAATTCCGAATGCTCTGCCTAGATATTATGTAATACAAGATGGCAACTATGCAAGCGAGGGCTTTAGCCAAACTTGGTTGCCACACCTGTGGCGTATCAAAGCCACACCAATGGTTAATGCTCAAGAGTTTAGTCAAATTATTAACCAGCCGTTTATGCCGGAAAATATCTGGGATAATGGAAATTTCTATCCAGGGGGTGAGATCGTCAACAACGGTGGCACCTATTATCAGGCCAATAAAAATGTTCCGCCTGGCACTGATATAACTGATACCGAATACTGGACCGAAATAACCAATCCGGCTACAGTAGGCGACAGGATGAGTACCAGACCCAAAGATCTGGAAATTAACGATGCACTATTAGTTCAAGCTCAAGCCGATGTTCCACTCAGTGGCTATGACGTTACAAAATTCTATATACTGCCAACCAGTGGTGGTGAACCTGGTGGTGCAGGTCTTACTGCTGACGATACCTATCCTACTGTAGACAGCACCGCCGGTGGTGAGGGCAACTCACCTAAGAGCTTTGGCTATACCATGGGTTACCTGACTGGTGATGGTCAGGCGCCAAATGGTTTACCAGTGACACCAGGTGTGAGTTTTCCGCCCAACCCAGTTGCCGGCGATTATGCCTTACGCTTAGACTATTTCCCCAATCGACTGTTTAGATTCAGTGGCAGGTCCTGGGTCAAGATTGAAGACAATGTTCGCACCGATCTTGACTTGGCCACCGGTGCACTGACTCAACGTGCCAGCTTTGTTAACAATACCTATACTGTTTCTACTACAGATCAAGGCAACATTCCGAGTCGTCAAAGTCTTAGCCAAATACTCAAACCACAAGCCGACAACGGTAACCAAGGTGGTAATATCATGCCGCCTAACCCAAGACCCCCAGGACGATAAATGGCACAATTTTTTTATGATGAACAAATACGTAGATTCTTATTACAGTTTGCTAGAATCTTCAGTAACTTCAGTGTTGAATATGGTCGAAACCAGTCAGGAAAAAATGATACCTTGATTCGTGTGCCAGTTCGGTACGGTGATGCTAGCCGGCAAGCACAAACAATCATGCAACAAAACAGTGCCAACGACATGCCATCAACACCGTTAATGACATTTTATGTGACTGGTCTTGATTATGATCGACCAAGAATACAAGAACCTAATTTTGTAAGCAATATTCAAGTTCGACAACGCACCTATGATGAGGCCACTGACAGCTACGAAACCACACAAGGCAATGCGTTTACCATTGAGCGATTAATGCCAGTGCCATACAAGCTGACTATTGCACTAGACATTTGGACTTCAAACACTAACCAGAAAATGCAAATACTAGAACAAATTCTAGTGCTGTTTAATCCTAGCTTAGAAATACAAAGCACCGACAGTTTTATTGACTGGACCAGTCTAACTGTGTGTAATCTTGAATCAACCAAATGGAGTAATCGAACCATTCCAGTTGGCACTGATAACCCTATAGACATAGCTACACTTACATTTAGTATACCAATTTGGTTGTCAAGTCCAGCCAAGGTCAAGAAACTTGGAGTGGTTGAACGCATTGTTATGAGTGTGTTTGATGCCAACGGCGACGCCAGTAATGCTATCCTCGACAATGACTTGTTGTTGGGCACTCGTCAAGTGATTACGCCATACGGCTATCAGACCTTGTTGATTGGTGGCAGTCCTGGAACAGTTGGACGATTACAGGCCTTGCGTGAAGCGCAAGTTGTAGATCAATCCAACGCCAGTTTAAATCCCCCAAGCAGTCCAGAAAGCAATCTGCTGTGGCACAATGTTATTGGCGTGTATGGCACACTAAGAGATGGCATCAGCTATATTAAATTAGAACAAGATGACGGAACTGAAGTTATTGGTCATGTCAGTTATGATCCTACCGATGATCGATTCTTGCTGTTTACAGTCGATGCTGGGTCAACTCCTAACAATACGTTGGGCCCTGTGTTGGCAGTAATTGATCCGCTTCGTAGTGGTCCAAATGCTGGATTAGCTGCTCCGGCAGCCGGTCAGAGATATCTATTCACCGAAGATACCGGAACATTTAACGAAGGGTATGCTGAAGCCTGGGCTGGAACAAATGGGCAACCCCTAGTTGCTCAAGCCAACGATATTGTCGAATACGACGGTGCCCGGTGGCAGATTTCTTTTGACAGTGGCTCGAGTCCAGATAATATACAGTATGTTACAAATATTACAACAGAAATACAGTATCAATGGACCGGCGACTCATGGATCAAATCATACCAAGGCTTATACCCAGGAGGCACATGGAGTCTAGTATTGTAAAAGCTGTAGGCGTTTGGTTTTACGCAGTCAATACTCGTCGCTATTTGTATCTCATGCGTAACGATCCAAAACATCCTGGATCATGGGGATTGCCTGGAGGTCGTGTGGAAGCAGGTGAAACCTTAATGACTACTATCACCCGCGAGTGCGAAGAAGAACTAGGGGCAATGCCCGAGTATGTTCGTATGCTTCCGTTGGAAAAGTTTACCACCGTAGATTCAGGGTTTGAATATCATACATTTTTTTGCATTGTGGATCAGGAATTTCAACCTTGGTTAAATCACGAACACATCGGCTATGCTTGGATCAATTCAGGCACCTGGCCCAAACCTATGCATCCTGGCTTGTGGTCAACTGTAAACTTTGAAGCGGTACAAAATAAAATTTTAACTATTGAGTCTAGTGTTTACACATCACAATAACTGATAAACTCAGGGTAGGCCATGGTATGAGTGTTAAAACAATCAACCCAGATATCAGGCATACGTGTGCTTTCGCCTACTAGATAAAATTTAACTCCAGGATAGGCTACAAATACTTCAGCTAGCTGTGTTTCCCAATTTAACGAATTGCCCAAGGTTTCATCAGTATACCCAATTAAAAATATTTCTTGGTGGCCATCAAATGCAGCCAGATACACAGCAATGATCATATCAATCAATCTGGGTTTGTGCGGAATTAGATAAAATTCTCCTGGACTAGCAATACAATTTCGTGCAGTAGTATACACAATGTTATCACGCTGATAACCTGTCGCTAAAATTTTATTTAAATTATCAGTGTTGGTTTCTACTGCAAAATCCAGGCGCATTTCGTGAGCAATCAAACCTGTGCCGTAAGTTTGTAGTTTTTTACTGCCCAACAATCCGCCGCGGTGGCGTTGTAGTCGTGTATAGTCAAAACGCCAACGGTCTAAATCACTACCAATACAGGCCGCGCGGCCTGATAAGTGATGATTGTCAATGGGATTTGGGATCCATTCACGTGTTTCTTCTTTTTTGCTGGCGCCCCATCGGGTTTCTAATATTACAAATTCGCCAGCATAGTCTGTGCGATACCTGGCCTGCATTAGGTCCTGCCTACTGCTACTTCAATGACCCCAACTTCAGTTGAATTGTAATTTTCCAATGACTTGCCAATGATACAGCCGGGCTGATATTGACTCATGTCTAGTGCTGTGGCTACACCAGCGTGTAGTCCGCTAGCAACCAACCGATCACCTTTCTTAATAGAGCCAACTACTCGACACGGTACACGCCCAGTGAGCGCAACTTCTACTGAATTTTCACATTCAAGAGTTGAATTCATTAGGTAACTTGGGTTGGTAGAAATAATCCCAGCTACTCGAGTGCTGTGGCTTTCTGTAGTTGCGGTAATTTCGTTTTTGCCGCCAAATTCTACTACAGTCCCAGGGGTATATTCTGCATCAGCACAATACATTTCTGCCAAGTCAGCATATTGAGCTGAAGTTGCCTTGGCAAACACTGTATTGAAGTAAGTGGTTGAGCTACCAATATTCCCCACACCGTTTGCACCAGAGTTAACAATATTACCACCTGTTATGTTACCGGCTACGCTTAATCCACTGGCACTGCTAAAGGTTGCTATTGCAGTAGGAGTTATCGCACCCGAAGCTGTAGTGAATATCTGCACATTGGTAGCACGGCTGGTATCTGTGAAGTTTTCTGCAGCCACGATGTCTACGCGACCAGTTGATGCATTTCCAAATTGTAGGGTTCCACTACTGAATCCACGTGCTGTAAATTGTGTTAAGGTATCGCCTGACAGAGTTTGTGCTGGACTACCAGCAGTTCCGCGAGCAGTTCGCCCGGTAAACGCTACGTATGCGGTAGAACCAAATGAGTCTTGCGTAATACGAGTTTGAGCCGAATCAGCTCCACTTATGTGTAGGTCGGTTCCACTGGTGGTGCTGTTACCTCCAAGAGTATAACTTACAGTTTGTGGAGTTGCTAAAATATTAATTTCAGCATCGGGTGCAGCAGTACCAACACCAATGAAACCATTGGTAGATGTAACAATGTTACCAGTTGCGCTAATTAACCCGCCGGTTAATAGGTTACCACCAG